TTCTCGCCCTGGGCGGCCACGGCATGAATGCCGAGCAGCTGGGCCAGTTGCTGCCGTTCGATCTGTCCGTCGGCATCCAGAAAGGCTTGCGCCTGCGTGAGCGTGTAAGCCATCACGTCACCGAGGCGATGTCCGGCGCGGATCAGGCGGGCGACAGCAGCGTCCCATCGGAGTTCGTCAGCGAGCGCAGCGTCGGGGCGAGTCGCTGGGCTGCGCCCTGAACTGCTGGAACGACGTGCGCCACGAAAAAATCTGCGTTCACCTCGAACACGGCGGCGGCCAGTTGCACGGCGTCCTCCAGCGACAGATCGTTGATCCAGGCCCGCTCGCGCCGGGTGGTGATCGCCAGCAAATCCAGCACGGCATCGCCGTGTCGACCCAGAAGCGCCATCCAGTCCGGATCACTGGTGATTTCCTCGGCCAGCGGGCGCACCACGGCCAGCAGCCGTGGCAACTCACCCAACCGGATCGGCGTCAGCTCCAACGCGGTGCCGGACAGCGTCACGACCACAGGCTCAGGGGGGAAGGTTTTGAAGTCGTCCATCACGTCATCTCTTTAGAGAATCACCAGACGGCCGAACTGACCGAGATCACCGCCCACCGGTTTGGTCAGATCCGCAAGTACCTGGCCCGACAGCTCGAACTTCAGCAGCTCGTCGGTGATGATCGAGAGCTCCTTGGCCGGATTGATGGCCACACGGTAGAGGTCGATCACCACCTCGCGGTTGCCGTCGGCGGTGTTGAGCCCCTCGAAGCGAATCCAGCGCTCGGGCAAGGGCTGGGTGAACATCGCCGTGCTCTGCGCTGCGCCATAGGCGTAATCGACGGTGAACGGCTCGGTGTACGGGCCGCCCGACGTGGCATCCAGCACCACCAGCGAGCCATGCTTGGCATTGACGTTGTACTGGCTGGCCGGAAGCGTCTTGGGCGGGACATCCGAGTCCTGCACCTGCACGGCGGACACGTTCTGCATCGCCAGCGGATACAGGCTGCCCGGCGTGACCGGGAGGGGCAATGCCTCGCCGGTCACCGTGCCGGGGGTGATCGTGGTCGTGGTGCCGTAGAGCGCGAGCGCCAGGTTGGTGGCGATCAGCTCTTCCAACGTGCAGGCGAACTCGCCTTTCTTGGTCTTGATCAGTTGCAGATCGGTCAGGCGCTGGCCCGACTGCGCTTCCTGGTGCTCGATGGTGTCCACCGACAGCGACACCTTCAGCTCGGGCACGTTGCCAACGAAAGTGAGGCCTGCCGGGTTGCCGAGGGCATCCCGTGCTCCGATGTAGACGCGGCCTTGTCCGGAAAAGTACGCCATGGTCAGGCTCCTTGGGTGGTGGTTCCGGACGTGGCATCACGGCGGGTGGGTTTGGAATCGGTCGCGGGGCTGGCCGCCTTGGCCACGCCCTGCCCGATCAGCCAGCGGGCGCTGGCCTCGTTCAGATCCAGGCGATCACCGACGGCGAGGCGCTTGCCTGCGTGGGTGTGGGGTTTCAGCAGTTCGATGGAGAGGGTTTGCATAAGGTGTTCATCCTGTTTGGGTGAGGTCGATGGCGTGGGTGCGGTAGCGGATTTCGTAGCGGGCGGGCAGCAGCACGGCCCCGGCGTCGGCGTCGTCGGACTCCCATTCGCAGTCGATCTCGCGCACAGCGATGGCCAGACCGCCCAGATTCGGGTCGGCGAGCAGGGCCGCGTGGGCCTCGACCAGCGCCTGGTCGGCGACGTCGAAGGCATCCGCACCGCGTGCCACCACGGCCAGCCGGACAATTAGGAGCCGGTCGACCAGGTGGTTGGCATGGGCGGTGATGCTGTCGCCCTCGTTGATGAGCAGCAGCGCCGGACTGGCCTCGCGGGTGATCGGCACGGCAGGCATGCGCAGCACCGGAATCGGTGCAATGGCGAATGACAGGCGTGCGACGACCTCCCGCAAGACGCGCTCGCGGACAGAGTTCATGGAAATTGCCTCAGAGTTGGGTGAGCGAGGCGCGACGCTCGCTGCCGTCGCCGATGGCGCGCACGTCACGCACTTGGTAGCTGTTGCCGGCCACCTCGACCGTGTCCCCGACTGCCAGCGTCAGCCACGCTGCCGGGTAGTCGATCTGGTGGTCGCGCGACAGTGCAAAACCATCGAGCACGGTTTCGTCGGGGGCGCGGAAAGCGCAGTGCACGGTGGTGCCCGCCACCGTGACGGCGGTCAGCAACCCGGCGTTGCGGGCGGCCTCGTAGAGCGTCGTGACGTCCATCGCGCTGCGATCAGGCGGAGGTCAGCTTGATCAGCACGCCCGGGCGGTGGCACATCGGCAGCGGGTTCGATTGCGTGTGCAGATCGGTGCCCCGGTCGAACTTGCGTGGCTCCTGCTTGGCATACAGCGGCTGCCCCAGCGTGTTCACCGTTTCATTGAAATCGGCCGGCGCGAAGTAGGTGGCGAAGGTGTCCACCGTGCCCAGCGGGAAGGCGTGGGCTTCCCCTGCGGCAATGAAGCGACGCGTGCCCAGCGTGCCGTCGGACTTCACATAGGACGCCTGGCCCCGGTACTCCTCGAAGGTGACGCCGCTGTAGTTGAAGCCCGAGCGCATGTCGTTGATCAGCACCGCGCCTTGTTGCCAGTTCTGGTAGACGGTCTTGACCTCCTTGTGGGTGGTCAGTGCCCGGAAGAACTCCGGCGAGCACAGCACATGCACACCGGTCGAGAACTCGCCCGCAAGGCCATCCTCCATCAGTCCCAGCAACTCCAAACAGGCTTCCTTGAGCTTGCCGTTGTCGGTGGCGGTGGAGAACTCGAAGGGCACGCTGTGCGGCGTGATGTCGAACTCATCGAACAGATCGACGAGTTCACTGCCATCGGCATCCAGAATCTTGCCCTTGAGCGCCCCCATGCGCAGGTGTTCCAGGGTGATCGCGTGCTTGTTGCGCATGGTCTCCAGATGGCGGGCCATGACACCGCCGATGGCTTCCATCTCGGTTTCGGAACCGAAGGCGCGCAGGCCTTGCACTTCCTCGGGCAGCACCACGTCGTCGTGCGGGATATGCGGGATCACGAAGGAGCGCAGCTTGCGCTGGCCCCGCTCCCCCACCGTGCCGGGCGAACCGGGCGCCCGGGTGGGCAGCAGGTTCAGACGACCGGCGTACTCCTCGACGAGGATCTGCCGGGTGCGCACCGGCTTGGCCGGAAACAGATTGAGTTGCTCCAGCCGCCCATAGCGGTTGGGAATGAGGTTGATGGCGGCGGTGAGGCTCGCCATCGAAAAGCCGGGGTTTTCAAACGGGTTCTGCATTGGGGGCTCCAGAAATGATCAAACCCGCCAGCGGCGGGTTTGCGGGGGAGTGAGATGAATCGTCGGGACGGCATCAGGCGCTGTCGCGCACCAGCACGCCAAGGGCGGTGAGTTGGGCAAGAGCAGTGGCCTGCTGCGCCGCGCTGATGCCGCTCGGCCAGACCAGTGCGCCGCGCGCGACGATGGCGTGGCGGGCGATCAGGATGGCGTCCTCACGGTCGATCAGCGTCGCGTCGACGTCATTGCCGAGCACGCCAACGGCGATTTCCGTGCCGTCCGAGGCGCTCGGGTCGAGGGCCTTGAGTTTGGCCGTGGCCGTTTCTCGGCCCACCACGGTGCCCAGCGGCAGGTTCTGCGCGGCCGCGACGGTGTCCTGGTCGCGCGAGTAGAGATTCGGCGCTTCGTACTTCAGCAGGTCGCCGAGATTCTTGGGTTGAGAGACCGTGGGCATGGCTTACTCCTTGGCGGTGAGTTTTTTGACGGCGGCCACCACCGGGCTGTCTTCAGGGCGCGTGGTGGTGCCGGTGTCGGCGGTGATGCGCGAGGTGATGTCGGGTTGGTCGGCACGGGCCTCGAGCAAGGCGCGGCGCACCTGCGCTTCCGAGAAGCCGGCGGCGAGGAATTCCGCCGTGCGCTCCGACTGGCCCGCGATCAGGCACATCTCTGCGATGGCTTGTGCTTGGGCCTGCGCCTGGCCGCGCCCGCTGGCGAAGGACTGCGCCAGTGCGGCTTGGGCAGCAGGCGTCGCTTGCGGATCGCTCTCAAGCTGCGGCTGGTCGCCCTGCGGGGTGGTGTCGGTCGGATCAAGTCCGTTGTCTTCGTGATCGTCTTGGGGGTCGGTCATGGTGTGCTCCAGGGTGAACGGTTTGCTTCGGGGCGGGGTTGCGGACAACTGCGGGGCCAGTTTTCGTGGCGAGGCGCGGGCCATACCGGGCTGCGCCAGCCGCTGCTGGGCCGCCAACGCGTCGGTGAACTCGGTCAGCACCTGTTCGAGCGGCATCACGGCGTCGGCGAGGCCCACTGCCACCGCCTGCTCGCCGTAGAACAGCCCCGCCTCGGTGGCGCGCACTGCATCCGGGTCGAGGCCGCGCATCTGCCCGACCTGATTCACGAAGATGTCGTAGAGGCGATCCACCTCGGTCTGCAACGCGGTGGCGGCCTGCGGGCTGAGGGGCTCGTGCGGGGAGAAATCGTTCTTGTGGCTGCCCGCGAAGACGGCGGTGTAGTTCAGGCCGTCCTTGGCGTCCTTCACCGACTGATCGACGTGCAGCGCGATCACGCCAATCGACCCGACGCCAGCGGTCTGCGATAGCGTCAGGCGCTGGCAGGCGGCCGCGATGGCAAAAGCGGCCGAGTACGCGGCATCGTTGGCGTGTGCCCAGACCGGCTTGATGGTGCTGGCGGCGCGGATGCGATCGGCCAGTTCAAACACGCCCGAGGCCTCGCCGCCGGGCGAGTCCAGATCAAGCAGGATGCCCGCCACCTGCGGGTCGGCCAGCGCGGCGTCCAGTCGGGCTTCGATCTCGCCGTAGGACATCAGGCCAGAGGCGGCTTCGATGCCCATCGAACGCCTGACCAGCGTGCCGACCACCGGGATGACGGCAATGCCCGCCTGACCCGATGTGGCACTCTGGCGCTGCGTGGGCAGCGGCATGGCCATGTCCAGATCAGGCAAGCCGATGCGGGAACCGAGAACCGAGAGGATCACGTCGAGTTTGGGGCGCGCAATGAGGAGCGGCGTCCCGTAGAGGCGGGACGCCAGATGAACGAGTTGCATGTCAGTTGTCCTGATGGTCTTGCGGCACGGCCACCGTGGCGGCCGCATTCATGGGGGCGCTCAGTGGAGCCTTGTCGTGGCGCGGGTCGGAGTCGAAGACCAGTCCGAGCTCATCGGCACGCTGGTTGTCGGCGGCGATCTCCCGGTCGATGTCCTCGGCGTCGTAGCCGAAGGCCGAGATCGCTTCCGAGCGAGACAGCAGCCCGGCGCGAATCGCGGTCAGCATCGCGTCGAATTCCTTCTTGGGATCGACCCACTGCCAACCCTGTGGAATCCATTTGGCCGCGAAGTAGTCGCGCTTCCGTTGGGTGAACTGCGGCAGCGCCAGCGCGCCTTCCAAGACGGCTTGTTCCATCCACGCCCGCCAGATCGGGCGGCACAGCTGGTGGACGATCACGCCATGCTGGATGGCCTCACAGCGGCGGCGAAACTCCAGCAGCCCGGCCCGGATCGACGAGTAGTTCACCTGTGTCAGATCACCCGTGAGCATCTCGTAGGTGATGCCCATCGCCGCGGCCACCGCCCGAAACTGCATGCGCAGGAATTCGGCGTAGCTCGCGCCGACGTCGGCGGGCTGGCTGAACTTCACGTCCTCGCCGGGCTCCAAGATCTGCAGCGTGCCCGGCTCGAGTCCAGCCATCGCTGCACCACTGGCATCCGGCAGCCCTTCACCCATCAGGTTGTCCTCGGGGGACAGACGCGTGATGAAGCCTGCAAACATCGCGGCGGTTTTTTTGCGCACGAGTTCGGCATCGTCGTACTGATCGAGTTCGTTGAGCTTGACCAGCGCGCGCGCCAGCCACGGTTCACCCCGGATCTGGCCGGGCCGCAAAGGGCGAAACAGGTGAATGATTTCGCTGGCCGGGACACGCACTGTGTCGAGACCGCCCACCACGCCACCAGTGCCCGACATCGGAGCCAGTGAGCCATCACCCGGGTGTGAGCGATACAGGTGGTAAGCCACCCGCCGTCCGAGCTTGTCGAACTCGATGCCTGCGCGGATCACGTTACCCGACGACAGTTCCTGATTGAGCGTGGCGGGCAGGTGTTCGGGTTCGAGCAACTGCAATTGCAGACCCACCGGCAGGCCATCCTCCGGGCGGCGGTAGCGCAGCCGCACCAGACATTCCCCGCCTTCGAGCATGGCGCGACAGGCCAGGGCCTGCAGGCCGTAGAAGTCGGTGAGGCCTGCCGCGTCGGCCTCCTCGCACCAGTCCCACCACAGGCTGTGGATGGCTTCGCGCAGGGCCTGATCGGCCAGCATGCTCTGCGGCTTGATGCCGGTGCCGATGGCATTGGACACGAAGGCCTCGACGCCCGCTGCGGCCCAGGCATTGCGCCGCACCAGATCGCGGCTCTTGGCGCGCAACTCGTTCTGGGTGAACGCCAGCGCTGCAACCGCACCGGGATTGCCGACCTGCCAGGCCAAGGCGCGGCGGCCACCACCAATGCCGTCGTAGAACGGTGTGCCGCCGAGCAGGCTCACGCCGACGCGTTTGCGCATTCGGTCAAACCATTGCATGTTCATAACCCTTTGCCGGTGGTGACCCGGATCTGGCGCGGAGCCCCCGGCCACAGACCGGTATCCACCGCCTGCTCGAACAGGTCGCGCTTGACCGCCTCAATGGCGGCCTGGAGTTCATCGACGCTGCGGTACTCGACGGTCTTGTCGCCGAAAGTCACGCGCTTTTCGCCCTTGACCAGCGCCGCTTCCAGTGCGTCGAGGTGTGCTTGTGTGTAGGCCATCAGCGGAACACCGTGAGGTTGATTTCGGAGGAGTCGTCGAACGAGGTGGCCGTGGTGGCGCAACTGATGTCGACGTACTGGGCAGTCTTCTGGTCGGTGCTGGACCGCACGATGGCAATGCGCTGCGTGCCGCTGTTGGTGCTGCTGCGCGCCAGCGCCGTCCAGCAGTAGTTGGCATCCGGCATGGCGGTGGCAAAGGTCACGCGGTAGCGGCCCGCCGCCGTTCGGGTCACGCTGGCCACGTTGTGCGATGCACGCACGACGACCTGCGTGCCGACATAGCCGAAACACACCCACGCGCGGGCCACGCCGGGGTGGGTGGCGTCGATCTTGGTCTTGACCTCGAGTCCGACACGACTGGCCAGCGCACTGATACGCGAGGCAAGGCTCATCAGACCAGCGCACCTTCGAACACGGCGACGAAGTCGGTGTCGGTGTTGCCGACATCGCTGGCTGCGACCGCGCCGATGTTGTTGCGCGCCTGCGCCTGCTCCGGGGCCGTCAATGTCTGCGCGGCATCGAAGCGCACGCGGTTGTTGACGGCGGTAAGCAGCGCATCCAGACCACTGGTGCCGTTCTGCAGCAGTTGCTGGATTTCCAGCAGGGTGTCGTAGGCGGCATCGGCACCGCCCAAGATCTCGGTCTTGAGCGCATCGAGCAGCGAGACGATTTTGTTGGACGAGTACGTGGTCGTGGCCGCGACGTGCGCATCGTCGATCACCGTCGACGACACGACGGCCGCCTTCAGTTCGTTGATGGCCGCGACCAGATTCGACTTGTCGGTGGTGGTGAGGTTGGCCAGGTTGCCTGCCTTGGCGCGGACGTCGTTGAACTCCTGCGCGACGCGGATGACCAGACTTTCGATACGGGTGGCGAGGGACATGTTTTCTCCTTGGGGTGTCAGGACAGCCAGCGGAATCGCTCTAGCGCAGCCATTGACTGCGGACCACGCGCCGACCTGTATTGCGGTTGCCAGAAACAGCAAGGCCACCGCCGAATTTGTCTCGGGTGGTGGCCTCGTTGATCGATTCAGTTGTTGTTTCAGGGGCAGGCGGACTGGCCAGCCCCAGTTGTCGCTCCAGTTCCCGCCAGTGGCGTTCCTCGAAGCGATCCAGGCCCGCGCTTGACGCAGCCGCGCGGGCGTACACGTAGCAGTCGAGGGCTTCATTGCGCTCGCGCATCTTTTGCCACTCGCGGATCGGGAAGCCGTTGCGGTCGCGGCGCGTGATCAACTGTTCGGCGCAGAGCTGCTGGATGAACTCGGCGTCGATCTTCGGCAGGTGGACGAACCCGGCAGGGAACACCAGCGTCGAGCCGTCCTCACCCACATCGGCGCTCTTGCGCAGGTTGTTGTAGAACTCCAGCTTGGCAATGCCGACGGCCACGCTGTACACCTTGATGCCCCGGCGCAGCTTCTTGCCGGCCTGCGAGACATCGACCGCGGTTGGCGTGCCGATCAGCGCCGCGCCCCCCATCGCCCCACTTCGCACCCCCTTGACCGCCATCACACGGCTGTCACGGCAAGCCCGCACAAAGGCGTAGGCTTCCTGCGTGGCAAACCCGGTGTCCAGCGCAAAGCGCGCCAGCGGCATCTGTGCTCCGCCAGCGTGCGTCCAGGTCTCGGCCAGCATCGCGGCCAGCGCTTTCCACACCGCGTCCCGGGCGGTGTCGCCCATCAGCACGCGGTGTTCGACCAGCCACGAGGCCTTGCCGCGCCCAAAGGCCCAGATGGACGCCTCGATGCGGTCCTTCTGCACGTCGGCGCCGCCGACCAGCAGCAGCCCACCCTCCGGGACCCTGCCCAGCGGGTAGTCCTCCCGGCGCTCGACCAGCCGTTGCCAGTCGGGCGCTTCGCCTTCTTCGACCCAGGTCTCGCCCAGCTCGGTGTTCTTGAAGGTCTTGATGGCGGCGGCCGATCCCGACTCTTTACTGACGGCGGCTTCCCACGCAGCGGCGATCTCCCGCCACGAACGCCAGCCCACCGGGCTGTACAGCGACGACAGGTGGAAGCCTGCCGTCTTACCCGCGCCATCGGTAATCATCGCGCGCCACTCGCCGTGCTCCAGCATCCACGTCTTGTGGTGCTCGGCAATGGCGGTGTCACATGACTCGCAGATGTAGGCGGCGGTCTCCGGTTGCCCTTTGTCCCAACGCAGCTGCTCGA